ATGCCGCAAGACATGAAATCGGGTGCCGTCTGGCTCGCCTCCGCCCCTGTGGATGTGAGGAAGAGGTTTCTGAATGAGCTATCGATCGGGGAGCGCATTGCGCTCCCCTTTTTGTTTGAGTTCTGGGCGCATGAGCATCAATTGCCGCCGGAGGGCGATTGGCGGTCCTGGGTTATTTTGGGTGGGCGCGGTGCTGGTAAGACGCGCGCCGGGGCGGAATGGGTGCGCAGCATGGTCGAGGGATCGCGGCCCTTGAGCAAAGGCAAATGCCGACGATTGGCTCTGGTGGGGGAGACCTTTGATCAGGTGCGCGAGGTGATGATCTATGGCGATAGCGGGATCATGGCCTGTACGCCGCCGGATCGGAAACCGAAATGGGTGGCCTCGCGGCGGTGTCTGGTCTGGCCCAATGGCGCGGAGGCGATGGCGTTTTCGGCCCATGACGCCGAAGGGTTGCGCGGGCCGCAATTTGATGGGGCCTGGGTGGATGAGCTGGCAAAGTGGAAGAAGGCGCGGGAAACCTGGGACATGCTGCAATTTGGTTTGCGGTTGGGGGAGCATCCGCAGGTTTGCGTGACCACGACGCCGAGGAATGTCGAGGTGTTGAAGGAGTTGCTGGAGCTGCCCTCGACCGTGGTGACTCGCGCGGCGACCGAGGCGAACGCAGCCAATCTGGCCAAGTCTTTCCTGGAAGAGGTGCGCGCGCGCTATGCTGGGTCCGCCATGGGGTTGCAGGAATTGGACGGTATCCTTGTGGAAGAGATTGATGGCGCGTTGTGGACCCGTGAGATGTTTGACGAAGCGCGCATGGGCAAGACGCCCGAGATGACGCGGATCATCGTAGCGGTCGACCCGCCGGCGAAATCCAGCAAGAGCAGCGATGAATGCGGGATTGTTGTGGCTGGCGTCGTGCAGGATGGTCCGCCCAAGGATTGGCGCGCTTATGTGTTGGAGGATGCCAGTGTTCAAGGGGCGTCACCCTTACAATGGGCGCAGGCGGTGGTTGATGCGGCCAAGCTTTGGGAGGCGGACCGGGTGGTCGCGGAGGTCAATCAGGGGGGAGACATGGTTGCGGAGATGCTGCGCCAGGTTGATCCGATGCTGCCGGTGAAATCGGTTCATGCGTCGCGCGGCAAGGTTGCGCGGGCGGAGCCCATCGCTGCGCTTTATGAACAGGGTCGGGTGAGGCATGCGCGCGGCTTGGACCAGCTTGAGGCGCAGATGTGCCTTATGACCCATGCCGGTTTTGAAGGCTCGGGCAGTCCGGACCGTGTGGATGCCTGCGTGTGGGCGTTGAGCGAGTTGATGCTGGAGGGATCTAAACAGCAAGAGCCAAAGATTCGCGCCATTCGGTTTTGATGTTCACCGAAAAGCCTCTTGAACCAATGATTTGAGCGTTGCGCAAGCAGCGCACGGTGTCGTCAGAAGGCTTTAAACCTAAAAACCTAAGTTGCTTTTCAAGACGAAGGGCAACCTTTGAAAAACGAGATTCACTGGACGTGACACCGGGCAATGACCGGGCACAGGGCGGCGCGAGGCGTTTTCCTGATCAAAGACGGCTTGCCCGGCCCATGTCCGCCAAGGAAAAGGAGCTAACAGCATGGTATTCGATTTTCTGCGGCGGGCGCAGGCCCCGAATGCGGCTCAGACTGCGGCACCAGAAGCCAAGGCTTCGGCCACAGGTCGTCTGGTTGCACAGATGAGCGGTGGGCGCGTGGCCTGGTCGCCACGGGACACGGTATCGCTGACCAAGCAGGCCTTTGCCGGGAACCCGGTCGGGTTTCGCGCGGTCAAGCTGATTGCCGAAGCCGCGGCTGCCCTGCCTCTGGTGCTGCAGGACGCGGATATGCGCTATGCGGAACATCCGGTGCTCAAACTGATTGCCGGGCCGAACCCCGCTCAGGGGCGCGCGGATTTCTTTGAGGCGCTCTATGGCCAGATGTTGTTGTCGGGGGATGGCTATGTCGAGGCCGTGTCGGGCGAGCAAGGAGTGCCTTTTGAGTTGCATGTGCTGCGTTCGGATCGGATGCGCGTGGTGCCGGGGGCCGATGGTTGGCCGGTGGCTTATGAATACAGTGTTGGCGGGCGCAAACATCGTTTCAATGTGACTGGGCCGGTGTCTCAGGTCTGCCATATCAAGAATTTCCACCCGCAGGATGACCATTACGGCTTGTCCCCGCTGCAAGCGGCGGCCCAGGCGGTGGATGTGCACAATTCTGCCAGCCGCTGGACCAAGGGTTTGCTGGACAATGCTGCGCGTCCGAGCGGGGCGATTGTCTGGAAGGGGGCCGAAGGGCAGGGGCAGTTGAGCCCGGAACAGTTCGACCGCCTGACCCATGAAATGGAAAGCATGCATCAAGGCGCGCGCAATGCGGGACGTCCGATGTTGCTGGAAGGTGGCTTGGATTGGAAACCCATGGGCTTTTCGCCCAGTGATATGGAATTCCTGAAAACCAAGGAAGCCGCCGCGCGCGAGATCGCCACCGCCTTTGGTGTGCCGCCGATGCTGCTTGGCATTCCAGGCGAGGCGACCTTTGCCAATTACGCCGAGGCGCAGCGGGCATTTTATCGCCAGACCGTCCTGCCATTGGCGAGCAAGGTTTCGGCTTCGGTCGGGCGTTGGCTGTCCAGTTTTGTTGGTGAAGAATTGCAGCTGAAACCGGATATGGATCAGGTTCCCGCACTTGCCAGTGAGCGCGATGCGCAATGGAACCGCGTGGCTGCGGCTGATTTCCTGACACATGCAGAGAAGCGCCAGTTGCTGGGTCTGCCAGCGCTGCCTGAGGGCGATGCGGGTGAGTGAGATGCGTGCAAAGGAGCCCTTTGCCTGCGCACCGGCCATGCGGCTGGAGGCGCATGAGCGGGTCAGCAAGCTGCAGATCGATGCGATGAACGACAAATTCGCCCGGATCGAGCTGCTGATGGAGCGGTTGGAAAAGCGGCTTTGGTTGACGGTTTACGGCGTTGCCGGGGTGATCCTGGCCGAGGCTTTCCAGAGTTTGATCAATACGGCGCCCTGAGCGCGAGATGAAAGGACAGAACATGGATTTGGAACACAAGTTCTGCCGCTTTGACGCGGATATCACCGTGGTCGAGGGCACCAAAATCGAGGGCTATGCCTCGTTGTTTGGAGCCTGTGACCAGGGGGGCGATGTGGTGAGCAAAGGGGCCTATGGGCGGTCCTTGAAAAAGCTCGAAGCGGATAACCGCGCGGTGAAAATGCTGTGGCAGCATGACCCGGCCCAACCCATCGGGATCTGGGACGAGGTGCGCGAAGATGAGCGCGGGCTCTATGTCAAAGGCCGTTTGCTGGACAGCGTAGAAAAGGGCCGCGAGGCGGCTGCGCTGATCGAAGCGGGCGCAATTGACGGGCTGTCCATTGGCTATCGCACAGTAAAGGCGAGCAAGAATGACAAGGGCCAGCGGCTCTTGAACGAACTGGAGCTTTGGGAAGTGTCGCTGGTGACATTCCCGATGCTGCCCAGTGCCCGAGTGGCGGCCAAGGCCGAGGAGCCGGAAGCCGATCATTGGGGAGAGTTGGCGGATGTCCTTGAGGATGCCCGTCGTAACCTGGCGGGCGGTTGAGCCGCGCCACTCATGAGGATGAAACACATGAGTACAGCCGAGACCAAGTCTCGGACCGGGGAAGATATGCCTCCGGTCGCCCGGGTGAGTGCCGCGATGGCGGGACTGATTGGGGATTTCAAGGCCTTGCAGGCCGACCTTCAAGAGAAGCTTCACAAACAGGAAGAGCGACTGACCATGCTTGATCACAAATCTGCCGTTGCGGCACGTCCCGTATTGTCGACCCATGCAGAGGTTGACGCCCCCCATCAGAAGGCTTTCGACGCCTATCTGCGTTCTGGCGAAGATGACGGCCTGCGCGGCCTGGAGCTGGAAGGCAAGGCCATGTCCACGGCCGTGAATTCCGATGGTGGTTATCTGGTTGATCCGGTGACATCGGAAACCATCAAATCCACGCTGGACGCCACCGCGTCGATCCGTGCGATCTCTAACGTTGTGAATGTTGAAGCGACATCCTTTGACGTTCTGATCGACCAGAATGACACCGGCGCTGGCTGGGCTGATGAAGTGTCGTCGACCGCCGAAACCGGCACGCCGACCATCGAGCGTATCTCGATCCCGCTCTATGAGCTGAACGCGATGCCAAAGATCTCTCAGCGCCTGCTGGACGATTCCGCCTTTGACGTGGAAACCTGGCTGGCCGGTCGTGTTGCCGATAAATTCGCCCGCGCCGAAGCGTCGGCCTTTGTGAACGGTGACGGTGTCGACAAGCCGCGCGGTTTTCTGAACCACACCATTGTCGCTGATGACAGCTGGGCCTGGGGCAATCTGGGTTACGTGGTATCTGGTGTTGCAGACACCATCGGTGATGGCGATGCGCTGATTGACCTGGTCTATGCGCTGGGTGCGGAATACCGCGCTGGTGCGAGCTTTGTCCTGAACTCCAAGACCGCCGGTGCGCTGCGCAAGCTGAAGGATGCGGATGGCCGCCATCTGTGGGCCGATGGCCTGGCTGCTCAGGAACCTGCGCGTCTGCTGGGCTACCCTGTTCTGATTTCCGAGGACATGCCTGACATTGGTGCCGACACCACACCTGTTGCCTTTGGTGACTTTGGTGCCGGTTACACCATTGCCGAGCGTCCTGATCTGCGCGTGCTGCGTGATCCGTTCAGCGCCAAGCCGCATGTGCTGTTCTATGCCTCCAAGCGCGTTGGCGGCGATGTCAGCGACTTTGCAGCGATCAAGCTGCTGCGTTGCGCGGTCTGAGCGTAGCCACGAGATGAGCGGCGGGGTCACCCCGCCGTTCACAGGGCGCGCGCAGCCGATGGTGTCCAGCAGTCCCCCTCCGCCCGTGCAGCGTGGGCGGCGCGCGCCCGTCACATGCGGGGGACTTGGGCAAGGGGTTGGGAATAGCCTAGCGATTTCGGAGAAGAAACATGATGTTGGTGGAAGAAACTCAGGTCGCCGAAGCGGCGTTGCCAATTGACGCCCTGAAACGGCATTTGCGTCTGGGCAGCGGCTTTGCCGAAGACGATGTGCAAGACGCCGTGTTGGGCTCGTTCCTGCGGGCGGCCATGGCTGCGATTGAATCCCAGACAGGCAAGTCTTTGATCACCCGCGCCTATACGGCCAAGTATCCACGTTGGCAGAACCCCGAAGGGCAGATCCTGCCGCTGGCACCTGTCACCCATATTTCCGATGTTCTTCTGGTAGACCGGCTGGGCAATGTCGAGATCGTTCCGGTCGAAGATTACCACCTGGAGCAAGACAATTTTGACCCGCGCCTCATGCCGACTGCGGTGGCTTTGCCGCGCATTCCGACAAACGGATCGGTGCATGTGCGCTTTGATGCGGGCTATGGTCCGACCTTTGAAAGCATCCCGAGCGATCTGGCCCAAGCGGTGTTTCTGCTGGCGGCCCATTACTATGAATACCGCGACGAAACCGCGTTGGCGCAGGGATGCATGCCCTTTGGCGTGTCCAGCCTGATTGCCCGCTACCGTCCGGTGCGCGTGGGGATCGGCGGATGAGACGGCCCCATTTGAACAGACAGCTGGTGCTGGAAACCATTGTGCGGGTCGATGATGGCTCGGGCGGTTTCGAGGAAACCTGGCAGCCGGTCGGCACGCTTTGGGGGCAGATCAAACCCCGTACCGGTCGGGTGCGCGAAGGTGAAGCCGGAGCGGTCTCGGTCCATGCCTTTGTCATCAAGGTGCGCGGTGCGCCGCAGGGGCAATCCAATCGCCCGACCGCTGGTCAAAGGTTCCGCTCGGGCGCGCGAGTGTTTCGCATCGAAGCGGTGACCGAAGACGAACCCAAGGGTTTCTACCTGATTTGTCATTGTGAAGAGGAACTAGCCACATGAGTTACGCAGTATCTGGGGCTTTGCAGACAGCTGTTTATGCAGCTCTGCAGGCTGATATGACCCTGGAGACCCTGGTCGGCGACAATATCTTTGACGCGCTGCCCACTGGGACCTTGCCACAGACCTATGTGGCGCTTGGCCCGGAAACGGCGACAGAGGCCGGGGATGGGACGGATGCCGGAGCCTGGCATGAATTCGTCATCTCGGTTGTGACTGAAATCGCCGGCTTTCTCACGGCCAAACAAGCGGCAGGTGCGATCAGTGATGTTCTGCATGAAGCGGAGCTGACCCTGACCCGTGGCCAGCTTGTCGGGATGTGGTTCCGCAAGGCCAAGGCAACACGCGAGACCGGCGGGCTGCGCCGGATCGACCTCACTTTCCGCGCCCGCGTGGAAGACAATTGACCCTTTTCAAAACGGAGTAGTGCAATGGGTGCTCAAAACGGCAAGGACCTTTTGGTCAAAGTGGATCTGACTGGTGACGGTTCGTTCGAAACAATGGCGGGGCTGCGTGCCACCCGTGTCAGCTTCAACGCTGAGCAGGTCGATGTGACCACGCTGGAAAGCCAAGGCGGCTGGCGTGAACTGCTGGCGGGTGCTGGTGTCAAATCTGCCAATATCTCAGGCTCTGGCGTCTTCAAGGATGCCCAAACCGACGAGCGTGCGCGCCAGATCTTTTTTGACGGCGAAACGCCCGATTTCCAGGTGATCATTCCTGACTTTGGCACGGTCGAAGGCGCGTTCCAGGTGACCAGCATCGAATATGCTGGATCGCATAACGGCGAAGCCACCTACGAGGTCTCTTTGGCCTCGGCTGGCGAGCTGAACTTTATCGCGGTGCCTGTGGTCTGATGGGCAATCCGTGGAGGGGGGAGGTGGCGCTGACCATAGATGGCGAGCGTCACCTCATGCGGCTGACACTGGGGGCTTTGGCAGAGCTCGAAGCCCAGCTGGAGAGCGGATCTTTGGTGGATCTGGTGCAGCGGTTTGAACAAGGCGGCTTCAGCACGCGCGACGTGCTGGCGCTGATCGTGGCCGGATTGCGCGGTGGCGGTTGGCAGGGGCAAGCCAGAGATCTCGTCAATGCCGAGATTGCTGGTGGGCCTATGGCAGCTACCAAAGCAGCGGCAGAGCTGCTCGCGCGGGCCTTCATGATGCCGGAGCAGGCGGATGAAGGGGTTTGACTGGCCGGTATTGATGCGTGCTGGGATGCGCGGGCTTGGCCTGCGCCCCCGAGAGTTTTGGGACCTGACCCCGGCGGAATTGCAAATGCTGCTGGGTGAGGGTGAGGGCGGACAACCGATGGGGCGGTCACAGCTGAACAAGCTGATGGATGCGTTCCCGGATGTGACCGTGCCGCAGGAAAAGGAGATGCTCCGAAATGAGCGAGATTGAGATGATCGATGGCTTGCAGGAACAGGTCGATGCCTTGGAAAACTCGCTTGGCGGGGCGATTGGCGTCGCGGCGCAGTTTGATCAGGAGCTGCGTCGGGTTCAAAACAGCTTTGGGCAAGTGGGGCAGGGCGCTGCCAAGCTTGAACGCTCGTTGAGTTCTGGCGTTGCCAAGGCGATCGACGGGGTTGTGCTGGATGGGATGAAACTGTCTGACGCGCTGCGCGTGGTTGCCAATTCCATGATTGATGCGGCATGGAAAGCGGCTGTGCGTCCGGTCTCTGATCACATCGGCGGGATGATTGCCCAAGGCGCATCTGCCTTGTTTGGCACCTATTCCCCATTTGCAGATGGTGGCAGCTTTGCGCAGGGGCGCGTTATGCCCTTTGCCAATGGTGGCATTGTCAGCGGTCCGGTGTCCTTTCCGATGCGGGGTGGCATGGGGTTGATGGGCGAAGCTGGACCCGAAGCAATCATGCCGCTGACACGTGGTGCCGATGGCAAACTGGGCGTGCGTGCGCAGGGCGGTGGTCAGCCGGTCAGCATCGTCATGAATATTCAAACCCCGGATGTGCAGGGGTTCCAACGCAGCCAAAGCCAGATTGCTGCCCAGATGGGCCGCGTGCTGAGCCATGGCGCTCGTAATCGCTGATTGGAGGGTAAAATGTCGTTTCATGAAATTCGTTTTCCGGCGGATCTGAGCTTTGGGTCCATTGGCGGACCGGAACGCCGCACGGATATCGTTCAACTGACCAGCGGTCACGAAGAGCGCAACACACCCTGGGCGCATTCGCGCCGTCGTTACGACGCTGGTCTGGGGCTGCGGTCCTTGGATGATGTCGAAGCGCTGATCGCTTTCTTTGAAGCGCGTCAGGGGCAGGTCTATGGCTTTCGCTGGAAAGACTGGGCGGATTACAAATCCTCGGCTCCGTCGCGCCCTGTTGCGATGGGGGATCAGGTGATTGCCTATGGCGACGGTGTCTCGCGCAGCTTTCAGCTGATCAAGAACTATACCTCGGGTGGCGTGACCTATGCGCGCCCGATCACGAAACCCGTTGCCGGTTCAGTGATTGCCGCCGTTCAGGATGTGGAGCGTCGCGAAGGCGTTCATTTCGAGATCGACGTGGATACCGGGATCATCACCTTTGACGAGGTTCCGCTGGACGGTGTCGAAATCTCTGCCGGATTCGAGTTCGACGTGCCTGTGCGCTTTGACACGGACCGGATCAATGTCTCGGTCGCAAGCTTTAAGGCGGGGCAGGTGCCGGATGTGCCGGTTGTGGAGGTGCGGGTCTGATGTCTGGCGCTGATGCACTTCATGAACATTTGCAAACTGGGGTCGGCTCTGTCTGCCGGACCTGGGCAGTGATCCGCAAAGATGGCACGATCTTTGGCTTTACGGATCATGACCGTGATCTTGCCTTTGATGGGTATACTTTCAAAGCGGATACCGGCCTGTCTGCCAAGGCGTTGCAACAGGCGACCGGTCTGTCCGTGGACAATACCGAGGCCATGGGCGGCCTGAGCGATGCCGCCATCAAGGAAGAGGACATTGCGGCTGGCCGGTTCGACGGAGCCGAGGTCATCGCCTGGTTGGTCAACTGGGCGGATGTATCGGCCCGTCGCATCATGTTTCGCGGTGAGATCGGTGAGATCCAACGCGGAAGCGGTGCCTTTCATGCCGAATTGCGTGGTTTGACCGAAGCCTTGGGCCGCCCGATTGGCCGCAGCTATCAAAAACCGTGTTCTGCCGTTTTGGGCGGGCAGGGCTGCACCTTTGATCTGGATACGCCAGGCTATTTCTTTGAGGGAACCCTGGTTTCAAGCGAAGACAACCGTGTCTTTGCCCTTGAGGGCATGACGGGGTTTGAGGCGAACTGGTTTCAACGTGGTCGGATCGAGATCCTCACTGGCGAAGCTGCCGGTTTGAGCGGTTCGATCAAGCGCGATCGGCAAGTCGGGGATCAACGTATGCTCGACATTTGGGAGCCGCTGCGCCTTGCTGTCAGTGCTGGTGATACGGTGCGGATCACGGCCGGGTGCGACAAGCGCATGGAGACTTGCCGCCTCAAGTTCAACAACCTGCTGAACTATCAGGGGTTTCCGGACATTCCCGAAGAGGACTGGATCACAGTTCATCCTACAGCTGCCAAAAACACGGCCGGTGGGAGCAGACGATGAACAAGATCGTGGCGACTGCCAGAGAATGGATTGGAACCCCCTACGTTCACCAGGCCTCGTGCAAGGGGGCAGGCAGCGATTGCCTGGGCCTTTTGCGCGGTGTTTGGCGAGATGTCATTGGGGACGAGCCGGAACAGGTTCCCGCCTATTCCATGGATTGGTCGGAGCCACAGGGCGAAGAGCGGCTTTGGCAGGCCGCCCTGCGCCATTTGAAACCCAAGCACAAACAGGATGCTGCACCCGGTGATATTTTGCTGTTTCGCATGCGCGAAGGCAGCGTGGCCAAACATGTTGGCATTCAGGCCGATGTGAAAACCGAGAGCAGCGAACGTGCCTCATTTATCCATGCCTATAGCGGGCATGGGGTGGTTGAAAGCGCCCTTGGCGCATCCTGGGAAAGGCGCATTGTTGCGCGCTTTGCCCTACCTACGGAGATCGAGTAATGGCGACAATTCTTCTCTCTGCCGCGGGCGCGGCAATTGGCAGCTCAATCGGTGGCTCTGTTCTGGGGCTGTCCATGACGGCGGTTGGTCGCTTTCTCGGGGCCTCTATCGGGCGCCGCATTGACCAACGGCTGTTGGGGCAGGGGTCTGAAGCCATTGAAATGGGGCGGATTGAACGATTCCGTCTTAGCGGTGCGGGTGATGGCGCTCCGATCGCACAGGTCTATGGCCGGATGCGGGTTGGTGGCCATGTGATCTGGTCGACCGAGTTCAAAGAGCATGTCAAGAAATCCGGTGGCGGCGGCAAAGGCGCGCCTCCTCAGCCTGAGGTCAAGGAGTATAGCTATTCCCTGAGTCTGGCCGTCGCGCTGTGCGAGGGTGAGATTACCGGTGTTAACCGCGTTTGGGCGGATGGGGCAGAGGTTGCCCTCAAGGATCTGAACATGCAGGTCTATACCGGGTCCGATGATCAAATGCCGGACCCAACCATGGAGGCCGTTGAAGGCGCGGGGCAGGTGCCCGCCTATCGCGGCACCGCCTATGTCGTGTTCCAGGATCTGCAGCTGAGCCGCTTTGGCAACCGCGTTCCACAATTCAGCTTCGAGGTCACTCGTTCGGAATTGCAGGACGAGGCGGATGTGCCTTTGGCGATCAAAGGCGTCGCTATGATTCCGGGAACCGGTGAATACGCTTTGGCCACTGATCCGGTTTATTTGACCTATTGGGAGGGTGGTTCTGGGCCATTTGGCGGGTTGCCGGCTCCTTCTTCCAAAGGTGTGGTGAATGTGAATTCGCCCTCTGACGAGCCGGATTTCAACACCGCCTTGGCGCAGCTTGAGGATGACCTCCCCAATTGCGGAGCCGCGTCTTTGGTGGTGAGCTGGTTTGGCAGCGATTTGCGTTGTGGCCAATGTGAAATCCAGCCAAAGGTTGAACAAAACGAATTTGATTCCGAGGACATGCCGTGGCGCGTCAGCGGGGCCACCCGTGCGTCGGCGCAGCTGGTGCCGCAAGTCGATGACAAAGTCGTTTATGGCGGCACACCAACCGATCAATCGGTTATTCAATCCATTCGACGCATGGCGGCTCAGGGTCAAAAGGTGATGTATTATCCCTTTATCCTGATGGATCAGCTGGCAGGAAATGGTCTGCCTGACCCATGGTCTGATGCGGATGATCAGGCCGTTCTGCCTTGGCGCGGGCGCATCACACTGTCCAAAGCACCGGGCCAGGATGGCTCACCGGATCAGACGGCCGTGGCAGATTCTGAGGTTGCGGCATTCTTTGGCACGGCCAGTGCGTCTGATTTTGGAACCGACGGTGAAACCATCACTTATTCCGGCCCAGCGGAGTGGAGCTACCGCCGCTTTATCCTGCATCAGGCGATGCTGTGTCAGGTGGCGGGCAATGTGGAGTCTTTCTGTATCGGTTCCGAAATGCGTGCGCTGACTCAGATCCGCGGCGCGAGCGGTTTCCCTGCGGTTGCGCAGCTGATTTCGCTGGCGGCGGAATGTCGTGCTATCCTCGGGTCAGAGGTGAAAATCGGCTATGCAGCAGATTGGTCAGAGTATTTCGGCTACCATCCGCAGGATGGGTCAGGCGATCTGTATTTCCATCTTGATCCGCTTTGGGCGGATGTGAACATCGACTTTATCGGCATCGACAACTACATGCCAATCGCGGATTGGCGCGAGGGTGATGATCACGCGGATGCGGATTGGGGAACCACCTATAACCTTGACTACTTGCGCGCCAATATCGAAGGCGGTGAAGGCTATGACTGGTATTATGACTCGCCCGAAGCGCGCGAGGTGCAGCGGCGCGAACCCATCACCGATGGCGCACATGGTGAGCCTTGGGTCTGGCGCTACAAGGATATTCGCAACTGGTGGGGCAATGCCCATCACGAGCGTGTCGGCGGCGTGCGCAACGCGACGCCCACCGCGTGGTTGCCGCAATCCAAACCGATCTGGTTCACCGAACTGGGCTGCGCTGCGATAGACAAAGGCACCAACCAGCCCAACAAATTCCTTGATCCGAAATCGTCGGAATCCTCATTGCCGCATTATTCCAATGGGTTGCGGGACGAATATATCCAGCGCCAATACCTGAAGGCGATGATCGGCTATTGGTCCGAGACCGATAATAACCCGGTCTCTGAGGTCTATGACGCGCCCATGTTGGACATGGATCATGCCTTTGTTTGGGCATGGGATGCTCGCCCGTTCCCCTGGTTCCCAGGCAATAGCGAGTTGTGGAGCGACGGGCCAAACTATCGCCGTGGCCACTGGCTCAACGGCCGAATGGCGGCGCGGTCTTTGGCCTCGGTCGTTGCGGAAATCTGTGCTCGTGCGGATCTGCATCGTATCGATACAACCGAACTTCACGGCGTCGTGCGCGGCTTTGTCGAGCCGAATGTGACAGATGCGCGGCGGTCTCTGCAATCCTTGATGCTGTCCCATGGTTTCGATGCGATTGAGCGCGATGGTGTTCTGGTGTTCCGGATGCGCAACGGGTTGAAGCCGGTCGATATCGATTATTCCGATCTGGTGATCAGCTCGGAGATCGAAGGAGACCTGAGCGAAACCCGCGCAGGCGAAGCTGAAATGTCCGGGCGTGTTCGGGTGCGATTTATCGAGACTGACGGAGACCACCAGGTTGCGACCGAAGAGGCGATCCTGCCGGATGATGAAACCCATGCTGTTGCTGAGACAGAGCTGGCCCAGGCCATGACTCGGGGTGAAGGTTTGCGCACTGCTGAACGCTGGTTGTCTGAGGCGCGCGTCGCCCGTGACACGCTGCGTTTTGCTCTGCCACCATCCAAGCTGGAATTGGGGGCTGGTGACATTGTGCGCCTGCCATCGAAATCTGGCCCGACCTTGGCACGGATTGACCGGGTTGACGTGATGGATCATCAAATCGTTGATGCGGTTCGGATCGAGCCGGACATTTACGAGCCTGCGGATTACACCGATGAAAGCTCGGGTCTGCGACCCTACACAGCGGTCGGTCCGGTCACGCCTGTGTTCCTGGATCTGCCTTTGCTGTCTGGTAACGAGGTCGAACATGCGCCGCATCTGGCTGCAACCGCGCAGAACTGGCCGGGATCCGTGGCGGTTTATGACAGCTCAATCGATGCCGATTATGGTTTGAACAGCATTCTGGCTGCCCAGTCGATCATTGGTGTAACCGAAACGCCCTTGACCGCCGCGCAGGCCGGTGTGATCGATCGCGGTGCGCCTTTGGACATCCGATTGATCTCGGGCGAATTGCAATCTGTCACCGATGAGGCGCTCCTTTCTGGGGCCAATCTGATGGCAATTGGCGATGGCAGTTCGGGCAACTGGGAGGTTATTCAGTTCCGCGATGTAGCCTTGCTGGACGAGAACCGGTGGCAAATTTCGCACCGTTTACGGGGGCAAGCCGGGTCTGACGGCATCATGCCAAGCGAATGGCCCGCCGGCTCGATTGTCGTCATGCTGGACGGGGCTCCTTCGCAGATCGAATTGGCTGCGGCGCAGCGGCGTGTCTCGCGCCACTACCGCATTGGGCCGGCACAGCGGTCTTTGGACGACTCGACCTATGTGCACACGGAACAAGCCTTTGATGGCATCGGTCTGCGCCCCTATAGCCCTGTCCATCTGGCCGTGCAGGACGCAGCTGGCGATGTCGCGCTGTCCTGGATCCGCCGCAGCCGCATTGACGGCGATGATTGGGACGGGTTGGAAATCCCGTTGGGAGAAGACAGCGAGGCTTACCTGGTGCGCGTCCAGCAAGGCGAGACTGTTTTGCGCGAAACACAGGTTCCGCAGCCGGAATGGCTCTACACGGCGGAAATGCAAATCGAGGATGGCATCTCCGGTGCTTACAGCCTGCATGTTGCGCAACTCTCGGCGCGTTTCGGGCCAGGGCCTTTTGCTCGGATCGGTCACACCGCATGA